CCGCGGACAATTACCGCGAGGTGCGTGCGGCAGGAGCTGACGGCGCAGCCATAGTCAGCGGCATACTGGCGCAGCCAGATATCCGCGCTACGGTAGAAACGATTGCCAAGGTAAGCGAAGAGTTTGCCAAATAACAAACGTTATCACAAACATTCCTGTTCAATAAAATTATGGTCATCTTTTAGGGTGGCCATTTTTGCATTAAAGCTGATTTTCCGAATTATTTTTAGCTAAAGCTGAAAAATGTTCACCAATTTGCCTAGATTTATCGCTATCCATATTGGATAAAACGCCGAAGTGTGTTAAAACATTTTCTTTAGAACCTGTAAAGCTCATGGTTAAGCCATTCTTTAAATCATGGTCACTATTTTGGTCACTATTGATTCAGAAGACACCTATTGATATACTTATAGACGCTATCCTCATCTATAAGCCACCTTTTGCCACATTTGAAACCCGACAAGCATTTAGACCTCACTAGCAGGTAAATCTTGTCGGGTTTATTTTGTCTTAGAATCTTAGCTGCTTCTTGGGCAGTTATAAGATTTACTTTATCAGCCATTTGTGTTGTACCATAGCACCCTTAGCTTTACCATCTGTATCTACAAGTACAGTAAGCTCTAGTGCTTTATCAGCCTGATAGTTCCTTTGGATAGAGATAGGAACATATGCACGTTCATTTACATAAGACACACCAGCACCCAGCTCCCAAGAGGGGCGCAGTTTAGACAACACAGGAGTGAGGTCTACAGTCTGTTCTACAGTAGCCTTTACTCCCGGTGGTGCATCATCAGCAGAGCCACTAGTGCTATCAGGTTGATTAATAGTACCAGCAGTTCTTTTAACAATCGGCACACTCACTTTCTCGCCATTAATAACAGCGACGTATTTGTTAGACAACACCAAGTCCTCATCATCAGGGTTGTCTTTGGTCTCAGCATGGATTCCTGTGGTAGACAAAAGTCCACCCTTGGAATCTGAGCTGGACACAGGGGGTTCTGAAGCTTTGTTGTCTCCTCTTAGATATAAGTAGCAGCAACCAGCTCCAATAGCAAAGCTCAGTAAAAGAGCGATTATATTCTTAGTTCTCGTGGTAAACATAGCGTTACATACCTATAATGGTTTGCAGCAGACTGTTTGCAATCTGCAAGAAGCCAAGGAGGGGTCTATATTCGGGATTGAACGATGAGGATAGAGTATCCACGAACCACAAGAAGACAAACAAGGGGATGGATATTAAAAGACCATAAAGGAAGAAGGTCTTTAGTTTCATTAAGGTTTCTTTCATGGTATATAGTCTCCTTTAAGAAGGTTATTTAAGGTAATAATAAAAAATACCCTAAGGAATCCTTAGGAGGTATAGGAAACCTTAGGGTATCTATAAGTATCTATTAATTAGGTTTATTAGTAATAATAACAATTACCCTTAGGTATCTATAGTCTCTATAGTACCAAGGGTATCTAAGGGTTACATATGGAATCATATAAGGTCATATGGTATCTATAGTAACTATAAGGTATCTATAGTTATCTATAGGTATAATATAATGTCCCTTTCCTACTCTTATCGAGTATGTGACCCATTAGTTTCGCTGATTTATATGACCCATTAGCTATAAAAGTTATCAACCACGGTAGCTCCTCCGAATTGTGGTTGTCTTTTTCTATAGCGTTCCGGAACAAGCTCAGGATTATATTCTTTGTGTAAGACACCAAAGTCAGAATCCCACCATTTCATAAGCTGTTCTTCTTCAAGTTCATCAATGCCCTGTTGAGCATCCCTGTCTAAGCTTTCCAACCAAAAGGCAACAGCCATGGTCACAGCATCAAGTCTATCATCATGCGCAAGTGCACCCTTATCTCTAGTCAGCCTTGTGAGCTGATAGATTAAAGAGTACTTTTGGTCATTCTCATATACCTTATAATCATCATAGATAACAGAGGTGTTGACAATGAGCTTATGGCGCATCATAACAGGTTCAAGAGTATCAATGATACGAGCTTCTTTCTGCTTGTTGTTCTTGACTTCTGTGTAGGTGCAAGGGTGAACCTTATTCAGTACAGGCTTAAAGAGCTGCCCCCACATACCATCACCAAAGTTAGCTTCAGAGACAACATCATTCACACCCCAAAACTTACACTTATTAGCTAGGATGTTGAGGGTATCATCACCATAGCCATCACGATAGCCACCAACTTCCATAAGGAACAGGTAACCATTGAGAATCTTGATAACAGCATAGGCAAGTTCATCCGCACCACGTCCTGAGGGGTCAATAGCCATTACAGTACCTGTATATTTAGCAGTTTCTTTAGACCTGTCAAAAGGGGCATAGAAGAAGTCACCTTTAAGGGCAGTACAGGGTACATCCTTTAGTCGCTGTTCATATCCACTTGCCCATGACCACTTCAGGGATGCTTCATCCATATCAAGGTCAGCTACAATAAAGTCAGCTACTTTGAGAGGATATTTTTCAGCATCAGAGAGGCTAGTGTCTAAAAGAAATTGTAAAGTAAAACCTGCTTTACCATAGGACAGTCTACGCTTAAAAATCTCTTCTTCGTTGAAGCGTAAGGGGTCAGTGGGTTTACCTGCTAATGAGGGGTCTTTATCAAGAGCATCTGCAATAAAGGGATGTAAGCGGTTACCATAGTTGGCTCGCATTTTCTGTGTTTCAGGATAAATAACAGGGAAGATTACACAGGTGTAACCACGATTTTGCAGTTCATTGTATAAAGACTGCTCTGACTGAGGTGTACCTAAATATATAATGTGTCCCTGTGGTTTGATAATGGAATCAAACTCCTTTACAGCTTCACTTAATTTATCACGCTGCACCTGTGTGCCTGAATTAGAGGGAATCTCAATATCATCAGCAATTAGCAGGTCAGCACGAGAGCCTGTAATCTGACCATAGATACCTACAGACTTTACAGAGGGGGAGATGTCAGGAACAGCAGGGGCGACATCAAACAAGTTCATGGTGTCTCTATTACCTTTGGATGTATCAGGTTTTAAGTGAGCAAGAAAAGGTAATGTCATAATAATGCGCTTAACAAAGATAGCATTAGCATCTGCCCTGTCTTTACCAGCAGACACAATTTCTACTTTAATTTGGGGATTACGCCATAAAGACCACACAGCAAAAGCACAGGTAATGAAACTCTTAGCGACACCACGGAATCCCTCCAAAATAGTGCGGTCACTAGGGGAATGTTGCAGATAATTAGCAATAGCGTATTGGATAGGGGTAGGTGGTGGGAGACCTATCATTTTCCAAACAATAAAAAGGAAGACCCTAAAGTCCTCCTTAGCTTTGGCAACCTGTTCATCTGTCCATTCAGTCATTAGCTCACCTGCCCATCCAAATCAAAGGTAGGAATCTCTTCCACTACCTTCTGAATCTTTTGTACCCCTTGGGTTTCGGGGGTAGTCTGTAATTTGTTCTGCTTCAAGAACTCACGCACCTTAGCAAGAAAAGCAGGGTTACGGCGCAGTTCAGGGTCATCAAGTCCTTCTAAAAGGGCATTGACTTCACCTATAGCAAGCTTATCAAGTAGTTTCTCATCTATCTGCATAGTTTATCACTCCTTTGTATTCATAAATCAATTCTCACACGATTGAGAGGGGGTGGGAGTGCTATTTGAGCATTGAAACACTCCCATAGGTATAATCACATAGGCAAGAAAATTAAAATGTTCAGATAGGCTCTCAGGCGTTACTGAGGGCGTTTTAACTTCTTACCTTTTAATTCTTCAATGTAATCTGTTTTATTGGTATCCACAAGACATACATCATATGTCTTAGATAAGGTACGGATAGCAGCAGCAGTTCCTTTACCAAAACGGAAAGACCACAGAGGGCACTTGCAGATATGACAATCACGGATGTTATCAGAAGTACCTGCACAGTCCATGCATTTTAAACGGATAGCACGAGTGAGTGAGGGGTTCTTAATATCAGCGATATACACCTTTTTAGCCATGGAAGTCACCCCCTAAATGAATAAAGCGGTCTCTAATCTCCTCAGTACGCCCCTGATTCCAAAACTGACTGCCTAAATATCCGCAGGTTCTACGTGTCACGTTCATCTTGGTTTTGTCTCTGTTACCACAATTTGGGCACTCCCACTCCAATCTACCATTATCTGTGACAATCTTAATTTCACCATCATACCCACAGACCTGACAATAGTCACTCTTGGTGTTCAGCTCTGCATACATAATGTTGTCATAGATAAATTGAATAACAGCCATAACCGCATCAATGTTTTTGGTCATATCAGCACACTCAATATAACTGATAGCACCACCCGGACTAAGTAGTTGAAACTCAGATTCAAATTGCAATTTGGTGAAGGGGTCAATAGGCTCACGTACATTCACATGGTAGCTATTGGTGATGTAGTCATGGTCAGTGACTTCCTTAATCACCCCAAAGCGTTTACGAAGACACTTAGCAAATTTATATGTGGTGGTTTCCATAGGAGTACCATAGACACTATAGCCTAAGTGCTCCTTAGCTTTCCATTCAGCACACTTATCATTAAGGTGTTGCATGACAGAGAGAGCAAAAGGTTTCACAGCAGGGTCAGTATGAGATTTACCGAACATTGCCATACAGCACTCATAGAGACCTGCATAGCCAAGGGAGATAGTGGAGTACCCATTCTCCAATAATTTATCAATCTTCTCACCCTTCTGCAGGCGAGCAATAGCACCATACTGCCAATGGATAGGGGAGACATTGGAGATTGTGCCTTTAAGGTTTTGGTGTCTTACACGCAAGGCTTTATGGCACAGCTCCAAACGCTCATCAAGAATAGACCAAAATTTGTTTTTGTCTTTGCCAGCGGACAACGCAACATCCACAAGGTTGATGGAGACAACACCTTGGTTGAAGCGACCATAGAATTTAGCTTTACCATTTTCGTCAAGATAGGGTGTCAAGAAGCTTCTGCATCCCATAGGAGGGTAGCAATGCCCCACACCATCTTCGGTCTTCTTATTCTTCAGCATAATCTTCTCAGACAAATAGTCAGGCTGCATACGCTTAGCAGTGCATTTAGCACACATCTCTGTAAGGTAATAATAGGGAGTACCCTTACGGATGTTGTCTTCCTCTAAGACATAAATTAGCTTAGGAAAAGCAGCAGTAATCCATGCACCTTTTTCATTCTTGACACCCTGATAGCGTTGGCGAATAATTTCCTCAATAACCATAGCAAGGTCTTTCTTTTCCTGCTCATTCTTAGCTTCATTGAGATATAAGAATAAGGTAACAAAAGGGGTCTGACCATTGGATGTCATAAGGGTATTAATCTGATACTGCATTGTCTGTACACCCTTAGTGATTTCGGCTTTCAGTCGCTTTTCTGTGATATAATCTAAGTCTGTTTCACAATACTCTGCCTGAATATCTTCTAACTCCTGCTTAACTTCTTCTTTAATTTTTTGTCTTGAAGTATTGACAAATGGAGCTAAATGTGCTGCCGACACACTCTGACCACCATATTGATTAGAAGCTACCTGAGCCATAATTTGAGTTGCAATATTACAAGCAGTAGCAAAGCTGTGTGGCTTTTCAATCATAGTACCATTGATTACAGTACCATTTTGCAACATATCTTCCATATCTAACAGAGCGCAGTTGTACATCTTTTGGATAGCATAGTCCATATCATGTACATGGATGATACCTTCTTTATGTGCCTTCATTACATCCGGAGGAAACAACAGCTTTTCAGAGAGTTCTTTAGAGACCATACCTGCCATATAGTCACGTTGGGTAGACAGTATAACAGGGTTCTTATTAGAGTTTTCCTCATTCACATCTTGGTTGCTGAGGTTGACAATATCAAGCACTTCACTTAAAGCACCTTTGGTGTTACGGATAAGCTCACGTTTATAGCGGTAACGGATGTACTCCCGAGCAACATCAGGATAATTACGAATCATTAAAGCCTGTTCAACATAATCTTGAATCTCCTCTACATCCATAGAGCCACCATAGATATGCTGACATAATCCTTCAATATCCTGTGCAATCTGATTTTTTGTGTCTTCATCAACATAGCCAGCTTTTGAGATAGCATTGATGATTTTGTCTTTATTAAATTCAACGAGAGTTCCATCTCTCTTCTCTACATTCAACATTATTCTTCCTCCTTCTTAAAATAAAAAGAGGGAGACTAAGCTCCCTCAGGTTACTTACCAACGTGCAGGATAGCCACGGACATCCACATGGACACCCCAGCTATAAATACCAATACCATCAGCACCAGCAGTTACCGCAGCATCATACAAAGTCTGCAACATAACACCATCAGGGCATTGCACATCTGCAGCAGTTCCATAGATATGCTGGCTGTTAGACACACCACCTACCTCAGCATTGTGGGTAGGGCAACGATAACCACAGGACAGCACTAAAGGCTTACCGATGATAGCACGCATACGCTCTAATACCTGTACAAGCCGTGGGTTGATGTCAGCACCATTGTGGAGACCACCACAGCCACACTTACAGGCAAATTCACTAGAATCAAAATGAGCAGATAATTTCACTTATTACATTCCTCCTTTTTGAAAAAGGTCTTATACAGCAAGACCCAAATCTGAATCAAGACATACATAATGGTGACAATATACACCCAATCAGATAGGGGAATACCCATGAGGGAAAGGGTGGAGACACCAATAGGAGGGGTTGTCTTTACAATTTCATTGTCCATAATATCCTCCATAATAAAATAAAAGAGGGTCAGCTTCTCAGCCAACCCTCGGTACATTACGCAGCAGCAGGGGTAGTAGCAGGCAGTTTAAGTTTCAGATAGAGCAGCTCTCTATCTTTGTCTGCCAGCTTATCACGCAGAGCTTGCATAGTGTTGCAGGTAATCAGAGCACGAGTTTTCTCACCTTCCTCATGGATAGCGGTGGTAACCTTACAGGTGTTTGCAGCACCCTCAAAGCGCAGGGCATCAATGTTACGATTGATACTCTCACCAACACTAGCTACTTTGTATCCGGTTTCTTTTTCGTTCATGCCCACAGTATAGAAGCCGTCGCACATACCACTTTGGATACCACGCAGACTAGCTTTGATGTCTTGGTTGTCTAAGCCTTCAGACAGCTCTGCACGAGTTACAGCACCTTGGAAAGCAGAACCATTACCACCCCAACCACCGAAACCACCAAAGCCACCACCAAAGGCAGCTAAGAGGATAAGGTATACAAAGGGGTTATTCCACATCTCATTACCATTAGAACCTTGTTTGGCGAGCATCAGGGCATCACCGAGACCTACGCCAGCATTAGCCATTTCCATTACTTTTCAACTCCTTTTTGAACTTGGTTGATGTATGCTTTACCTGCATTGATGTCTTCATCAGACATGCCACGCTTACGAGCTTCTTCCTCAACCATTGCTAACAGTTCGGGAGAAACCTGCTTCAAGGCTTGCATCATCATCATTTGCATAAGCTTGTTTTGGTTCATGTTATATTGCATAGTGACTAGTCACCTCCTGCTATTATGATAACATGAATTTAGGAATTGAAAGTTGTAACTAAATGGCTATAAAGTTACTTGAAAAGGACAAGATATACTTTGTCATATATTTGTCTTAAGGCACGTTTGATACAAGACACATCCTCGTGGTACTCCATAGCAAGCTTTTGTTGGGAGTAGTCACTAATGATGATTTTGTCGAGTATGTCTTGTTGTCTTGGTGTGAGTTTGGCTTCGGTAGTGATAGCCTTGTACTCAGTGAGAGTAGAGGACTTAAGCCAAGCACGAGCCTTTTTACGATTCTTTTCCATGATAACTCCTTTCTGCCCACCCAAACCCCCCTAAAGGGGAGACAACAACCCTGTCTTTTACTTAATTAAAATAAATTGATAGCTTCAACTTCTTCTTTAGTTGTAGTGCTTTCCACTTTTTCCTTAGCTTTTCTATAAGCTATGTGGAGCTTGTCACTACGTAAAGCAACCTGTGCAATAATACCACGCAGGTCAGATGCAGTTACTTTTACATCTTTATTATCTGCGGTTGTCCATGTGAGGGTGACGGAAGCACCTAAGATTTCAAGGGCAACAATAGCTGCACTAATTCTATCCCTAGCTTTGTCATCATAATCAAAAGAGTAACCTTGGTAGATGATAGGCTCAACCTCAGCTTTATCACGCTGATATTTCAGCTCTGTAATCTTACGTTGCTTAATCACTTTCAAAGGTTCTTCCTCATGCGTAACAGTAACATTTAATTCCGCTAAGGATTCATCGCTGATTGATAGCGGGATGAAGATGCCTTCTTTGCCTAAGGCTTCTGACAAAGGGTAGATGTTTGTATAGGTTTTCTCTTTGTATTTATATTTTGTTTGCATTTTGTTCCTCCTTTGCTTAATAGTCTTCAACTGTGGGTGTCATCGCATTTATTGCTTTACCCCATGAAAAAGTCACACCACTTGTATAATAGCAATTAAACAGCAATCTATAAGTTTTATTGGATGTTACGCCTACAATGGAATCAATATCTGCGGCATCATCGACTTCACCCTCAGAGGTAGTATAAAACCAACCCTCACCCCAAACTTTATTGGTTGATGTATTCTTTATGTTAGCATAGTTGGATAAATCGGGGTCACCCTCACCCCCATCAATAGACGATGTTACTTTGATTCTTTTAACCCCCGGTGGAACAGTAAAAGAAATTGTTTTATTATCTGCTTCATTATAATCCCACTTCTTGCTACCATCTTCAACCTTTACGCCCCCTTTTCCCATCATCATACGATTAAGTCCCATTATGCACCACCTTCTAACTTACTAGCCTGTACAATGCTAGTCAAAACACCTATATCATCTTTCAGCATCATAATGTTAAGCAACAGTCCTGCGCGTGTGATAGCAACATCGGATGCACTGCCTGTGTATTTTAATTGTCCTGCATTACTTATAGTCAAACTGTAATCTCCATTTGCAGCAAAATATGCAGTAAATACGGATGATTGATTAGCACTTAATGCTTTAGCCAAAGTAGCAAGGTTAAGTGTAAATGCACCTGTTACGTTATAAACTATCGTGGAGGTTATAGGTGTATCCGAAGTGCCAATGACAGCATAAGTAGTGTATTTCTCTCGGTTGAGCATAAGGTCATAAAAATCCTGCTGCACTGTCCATGTGTTAGTCACAGACGTTTTGGCGTACCCGGCAAGAGATTGATGTTGCGTCAGATAGCCAGCATCATTTTCTAAAGTAGATACTTTAGTAGGAATACTAGCAGTAACAGTTTGAAAACCTTGTGTCATGTTGTTTTTTACAGTGCTGATAGCAGTATTAACAGCCTTGTTCTGAATAGGATTCGTAGATGTATCATTCAATTCAGCATCAACAGTAATGCCACCATCTTTGCCATCGTTACCTCTAGGCAGCGTAAAGTCCAACACAACATTACTAGCAGTACCACTATTGGTAACACTTGCATTACTACCTGCTGCCCCTGTAGTTATACTACCAATCGTGATAGTTGCAGCAGCACCTGTATCACCTTTTGCACCTTTAATATTCACACTTGCAGGATTGGTCAGTCCAGCTTTATTTGTCCAGCTTAAGACACCCTCCGTAGACACACTAGGTAAGAACACATTGACATTTTCACTATAATTCTTAGCATTGTCCATGTAGATTTTTGCATTGTCCTTGTAGGTCTTTGCTTCACTTGCACTGTTTTTTGCATCAGACGCAAAGTTACTAGCAGTAGTAGCAGCAGATTGAGCTGCTTCTTTACTAGCACCTGCATTATCAGCAGAGGTCTTAGCGTTGGCAGCATAAAGGGACGCATTGCTCTTAGCAGTTTCAGCTATGTTCTTGTAGCCTTCGGCTAACTTTGCGCTTTCAGCAGCACTTGCAGCAGATACACTAGCGGACTGTGCACTCTTATAGGCACTATCTTTGCTGTTACCTGCTGTGTTAGCAAATTGTTCAGTCTGTGTCTTGATAGCGTTCATGCGCTGAACAAAGGAATCCTCGGTGTTCTCTAAGTAATTCTTGGTTACAACATCCTGTGCTTCTGTAGGGTCAGCTATATTAGACATACGACAGTTACGTCCCTGCCATGTATTACCTTCCTCATCAAGAACAATAGAATTAGTCTTAGACCAATCACTTGCTTCTTCTAAGATATGCAACTGCTGAACTTCTGCAATAGTCATATCTATAGCTTTCAGGATACTAGCATCTGCCCAAGACACCAAACGAGAGGTAGGGGTCTTACGATAAATTTTGACAAGGGCAGCCTTTGCAGGAGCAGTATCAAACATAATTCCACGATTACTTACAGTGAATCCTTCCGATACCTCAGCATCATTCACAGCCACATGCACAAAGGAAGGGCGCAGGTAATCAAAGGGAATAGAAAAATTCGTTTGAGAACCATCCGCTGTGTAAGTAATGGAGGTTGCCAATTTAATAGCTATATTAATCATCTCCTTTACAAAAATAAAAAGACCACCAGCTCTAAAAGAGCCAGCGGTCACCAATTCAATTTATTATCTCCTCATCTGAGGAAAATTATCATAAAATTTTTGTTTGTCTTCATACATTGCTTTTTCGGCATATTCTGTGATTTCCGCAATATCTGAGAAGACACCAGCAGAGTAGCCTAAAGCAGCTAGGGGAGGGTTGTCTTTATCCCATAGGGATTTATGGAAAGACAATACACTTCCAAGGAACTCATGGATTTTAATATCAAATCCAGCTACTATAAATTCATCACCTGAGATGTGATAGCAGATGTAAATAGGGGAGATAAAGGTCTCCTTAAGTTTAGCTGCAAAGTCCTTTATCGGCTTATCCCCTGCACTGTGTCCAAAGTGGTCATTGGTATATTTCAGACCATTGATGTCTGCGAAAAGGATACCAACGAATCCAAAGTGATTAGTGGTACTGTCACGCTCAAAGGCTTGCTTATTGTACAGTCCGGTGAGAGCATCACGCATAGCTCCCTGCTCATAGATACGAGTTATGTCCGCTAAAAGTTGGGCATAGCTATTTTTAAACTGTTGCTGTATTTCACGTTGAATATCAGCACTTAATTCCATGGGACAGAACTCCTTTCATTGTCCATGCAAAGCAACAATGGATAGGTATGAAGTTAGTAGCTGTACATTGGAATCACCTCGGGGTGTTAGTTAAAGTAAATCCCTTGCATAAAGGAAAGTAAACCACAGAAAGAAGCAATAAAAAGGTGTACCCTCTATATATGCTTTTTCTTTGATGTGGTAAATACTTAAACCTAAAGATGCAAGCAGAATATACAAAGATATGAAAAAATAACCTGCTGCACTATGTGGAATACAGTAATAAAGCAGAAACATCGCATATGTGAAATTTTGAATGTACTTCATTTATAGTACCTCACCTGAAGACAGCAGTAACAACACTAGAGATAAAAATAAAAGTTAAAACCCCTGCCACGCCTAGAAAAGGGATAGCTCTTAAACTTTTAGCACGCCAATCAACAATACCTGTTATCCAACAAGATATAATAAGCAGTATCATAGTCCATACCATGCTGTTAGTTGCTACCTTACCTACTATACTTCTTAGTATCATATGCCCTATGAGTATACAGAATAAGATAGCACTTATTATTTCACATTTTCTCATCATAAATCACCTCTTGTCAGATATAATGTATTCATTGTTTTCATGCTCTAGTTGTGTAGCTGCTTTGTTTAGTTCTTCTAATGTAATAGGCTCACGCTTTTGCTTAGGAGCATCAACTTGTTGTGAAAAGGAAGAAAATGTGTCTATATGTTCTTGATACCATCCATAGAGCATGATTGCAGCAGGTACTACTACAATGAAAATAAAAATAGGTGTTAAGATTAAGATACCTTTCATATCCTTTTTATGCCATTGTTGATAAGTACCATAAGCAAAGCATAGCACAAAAGTAGCAACTAAAAAGAACCCACAGATTTTATATGCTGTATCTACTAATATAAAAAGTATAGAAAATAAGTGAGATGCAATAGGGGTGCATACTATCAGGTATAGCGTAAAAATAATAAGAAGACATTGAGGCAATGTCAATTCTTTCAAAAATTTCATTTGCAACCCTCCTTACATCTATTATACTACATTATTCAGGCGATTGTATATATTTGTAATTAAGATATTTCTTATTGGCAGTTCTGTAAATATCATTTCTAATCTTTACAAGTTTGTCAATCTTAGCACGTTTTTCAGCACCACTAAGTTTTGGGTCGGCTTCAATGTTCTTAAGACCCCTTCTAACATCAGGGTCACTTGCCCATTTACCAAGCTTACGAGAAGATTTAGTATTCTTAGTGATACCATTCGTAACAAGTTTAGCCATCTCTCTTGCTTCCTTCATACCCTCAAAGGCTTTAGTGTCTTTAAGAGGTTTACCCAAGCGTTTAGCATCATTAGATTGCTTCTCTAATTTATCAATAGCCTTAAAGAATACATCCTGACTACGTGTTTGTCTACCACCCTCAGTGTAATTAAAGCGTGTGTATTCTGTCCACTTCTTATCAGCAGTCTCATTTTCTTTGAGACCCCAATCAACTAAAGCATTAAAGGCATAACCTAAAGAGCCTGTAAGACCATAAAAGGTATTGTCCACTTTCATAGGAGAGACACCAAAAGTACGCCCAACCCATTTAGCTGATTCAGAAGTGTAAGGGGTATATTGATTCTCATCACTTAATTTACCTAAACGCTGGTCAACGATTGGTCTGCCTTTATAGAAGTTATAATTAGCCTTCCACTCATATAGCTTCTCAATAGCAGGTGATGTATAAGCAGGGAAGAAACCTTGTACTGCTTGTATTAGACAATCCTTAGGTGCATCACTGGTATCATCCTCTAACGCCACATCTAATATGCGTTCAGGTAATGAGCCAAAGAGTTGTCCTAAAACAGGAGGTTTGGCAAAAGAATGTATAGTACCATTTATCTTTATATACCATGCTTTATTCTTTTGGTCTAAGGGCATATCCTTATACCAATCTTCATCCTTATTAAGATAATACATCATAAGGGTAGGCATTGTTATGTATTTAAAGGCAGCGAGCGCAACACCGATAGGGTCTTTCTTCCATTCTTTAATGAATTTAAGACCACTCTGAATAGTAGCATTGAAAAAGGGGATTACTCTGTTGTACTTTTTAGTTACTGTACCACTACGCATGAAGTTTACAGTACTATCAGAAGCTACAGTAGCTGCTTCAATAGCAGAACCACCACGTTGTTTTACACGCTTATATAATCCCATGCGTGCTAATTGTTCGCAAGTCTCATTAAAAGCAATGAGTGTCCTAAGAGGTTCTAAAGCTATATCTTTTACTTTGTCAAGGTCACTTTTAGGAGTGGCAATCTTACGGAGACGCTTAGTAATATCTTTAGGGGTATGAAGCATTGTGGTATATTGTACACCTTGTGTCATATACTCAGCTTTAATATTTTTGTTGGCAGCATTATTTTTGTCTAAATGTGCCATAGCCTTACCAATGCCAAACCTTTTAGTATCACTAAGGGCAACTGTCATACCATCCCACAGTAATTCAAGTGGAGCAGCAATGGATGTTCTTTTTCCACGCCCATCTGCATTTAAAATAGTAGCATCCAATAAGTCACGCTCTAAGTTCCATGCAGTGAAAGCAGGGGTACTAGTAGCGCCAACTCGCAATGTGGTTGCTAATGTCTCCATCGTGGCGCTAATGACATCAAGATTCATCTGCACAAAAGCTTTATTGGTAGAGGTAAAGGCATCATACAAACCATCTGCGGTACATTGATAATAAGTAGGTCTGCCCTTCTCCCATACAGTGATAATTTGGTGTGCTTTGGCTTCTTTACCATCAGGGACTTTCATCATAAGATAATGTCCATATTCGCCATTAGCCATTTTAGCCAATGCCTGACCAACATAGTTACGCTCAACCTTAGACACAACAGTTTTCATATCAAGCACTGCTTGCATCATAGAGTCTTTTACAACACGAGAAGAGCCTTCTTCGGTCAGTGCATGTCTAATATCACCATGTGCACTCAAATCTCCCTCAATAGTGAAGTCACGTTTCATGGGAATATATTCAGGATATGTCTGTTGAAAATAATCTTTTGTAGATTTTTTCAATATACCACCGGCAACAGCAATACGCAGTACATTATCATTCCATGCTTTCCATAGGTGAGAAGCTTCTTCAAACTCAGGGATGTCTTTACACATTGCAAGGATAGCTTCATTTTCCTGCCGTGTCATAGAAGTGGCATAATCATCCACACCATCTTTAATATCTTTAATTTTTTCAGTATGCGCTTTTTGCTGCTCTCTGCGCACACGAGTAGCTTCTTCTAAACGAGCAAGCTCACGTTTAGCTTGGGATAGTTGTTCTGTTAAGGGGGCTGCCTCTGCACCTATTCCTGTAATCTCTGATTCTGAACCAAATATCACTCGCATAGTTAATTTATCAACAGCATCATTTGCTTTTTCAAGGTCTGGAGCAAGTGCCTGAATCTCCTTTTCTAAGTTTTCAATAGCAGCTTCAGACTTCTTAATACGTTCAGCATTTTTAACTTTGATAACTTCCAGCTCATGCTTAGCACTTTGATATTTACTAAAGGCATCATAATAGTCTTTTACGCCTGCCTTTTTTAGCCATTGTTTTAAAACAACACCACGCTCACCTCCTACAGTAAAGGGGAGAAAAATATCAGAAAAGACAATACTATTCAGAGATGTGCCAAACTTATTAGCTAACTGCTGAATAGCAACATCAGTACTAAAGCCATTTCCATTAAACAGTGTCAACTCTGAAGCATTGATAGATTCTTTAGCTCGTTGTGCAAGAATAGCAGGGTCATCTTCAATAGCTGTCTTTACACCATAAACTTTTTCCCAAGTGTTCTTAACATTATGCAGGGGAGCAAACTCATCTGCATAACCTGCTTCAAGGCTATCTTTTGCGTCAGATATTTTCTGCGCAATACCTGTGTTGGTTGTGTCACCCCATTGGGTAGTACCAACGGCTTTTTGCATAACATTCATGTTGCCCCATCTACGTACTTGTTGTCCAATAGTATTCATGTGTGTCTGCCATATCATATCAGTGGCAAGAGCCTGTTCAAAGGCATCGTAGGTGAGGGGAAAGTGCTTCTTAGCCATCTCAGGGTTAACCATATACTCATTCATAAAAGCAGCTCTGCCTTCTTCAATATAGGCAGAGAAGCCTTCAGGGGAATTAAAGTTACCATATTCACCATGAGACCATATAGAGTGTGCACCCTTAGCAAGTTCCATCTCTACATCAGCACCCTTAGCAAATCCAAACTTATCAGAAGCAGCATGACCAAGCTCGTGACACATAACAGACCAGGATTTAAAACCACGTACACGAATACCTTTACCAACAGTATTGAAGAAGCCTAAAGTGCTATCAGGTCTATTACCCATGCCATTCGGTCTAATAGGCACAAGCAATTTGAAAGTCTGCCATATCTCATTGACAGAAACATTTCTAGGGTAAAGATTATCTTTACTATAAGTCAGCTTATCACCATATGCACCCTGCTGTACTTCAGGGAGTCTGCGTGCTTCCTTAATCTCATCAGCTATTTGGTCTGCCAACATCTCCTGTGACTTTACAATATTAGGCTGACGCTCAGGGAAAGCCTCCTCTTTAGGTGTGACAGTTTTAGATTCTTTGGTGATTATAGGTTTAATCTCACTAACCTTAGTAGTTGTAGGCTCACCAATAGCTTTATTAGCAAGCTCTGCTGATTTATTTTCAACCACAGTAGAGGTAGTTGGGTTTGTCTTTTCAGTAATAACCTCTGTATTAGTAGTGGGGTTTGTCTTGATAGACCAATCCACTTTAGACAATTTTTTGACACCCAAAGCAGCATCTGTAGTAAAAGTGTTGACAGCAAAACGCTGAGGATGCTCACTTGCATATTTACGTGTGTTTTCATCCATAGCTAGCATTGTTCCTGCTGCAACACCACTACCAACAAAAGGTGTAGTCATAACCTTAGAGACCTTAGGAGCAGTCTTAGCTAAAAGACCACCCACGCCATGTGTTAAGGATGCAGCCACAGTGCCTCCTAGCATAGGGAGTAGGGCAGCTTTAGCTTGGTCAGACATCTCAGGAGCATTTTCAACTTCCTGCGCCATTTGCATTTCCTTAATCATAATAGGTACTTGAACAGCAAGAGGTATCCATGGATTTACTACAGCAGCCACATCACCTGCAAAAGAGATAGGCTGTTTGGTAGCAGCATAACGAGCATCGTCCACAGCATCCTGTAAGGCAATAGCAACCTTTTCCTGAGCAGGAGACACATACTGCTGTGGTAGTGCCATATCATCTATAGAATCAGGCAGGACACCTGCTTTATATGCTTCACCTGCTTTATTGGCAATATCCTGACCTCTTTTAATAAGGTCATCACGCCATTCTTCAACCCATGAGGTCAAGTCATGCAGGGGATTAAATAGTTGGTTTTGTTCCTCTGTACGATACTGTTCGGGAATGACACCCTCATTATCTGTGTAGGTGATAGCTGTTGATGTCTTATTTAAATCATCTAATGTAATCTTCATAATCAATCACCACCTTGCTCACCACCAAAGATGCTTTCAATAATAGAATCAGCATCTAAACCTGCTTCCTGTGCTTTTTGTCTGATAGTCTCTTTTATAGCATCCTCACTTAAAGGTACGCCTACAGAATCCACAGGATTACTCATCGCCCATATTCTAAGAGTAGCTTCATTACTATCCTTCTCAGATAAAACAGGGGTGTCATTTGTTGGGTCATAGTTTGATGTAGCAGTGGTCTTTGATTTAGACTGTGTTGTCTCAGCCTGCTCACCCGGAATCAGACCACGTTTCTTTTTGAATTTTAAAAGCTTGTTCAACCTTGCCGTGGCACTATTAGCCTCCTTCTGTAATGCTGCATACGCAGCAGATTTACCATCAACATTAGGGTCTTTATAAGCCTCATACCATTCAGCATATGCCTCTGTATCTGCAATATATTGATAGCTATTTTCATAATCCCAAAAGTGTTTAGCTTCTTTATCACCTGCACCAAAGCCATAGTAATTAGCAGACCTACGTGTTTCACGTAAAATACTCCTACTCATAGTAGCCTTAGTTGTCTCCGGCAAGTTAGAGCTATTAATAATCTGCATCTGCTCACTAGGGTCATTGGTTTTCAAAAGAGCCATAGTGATTCTGTCTCTTTCCTCAGCATCACGTTGAGCCTTAACACGCTGAGCCTGTGCATGTGCTGCAAGGATAAGCTGACGTACTTTCTGTACACGTTGAGGACTATAGGCAGCAGCAGATTGCTCTTTAGGATTAGCAGCTTTCATACCACCATGGTAATTGGCAAGGTGCAGATGTCTGCCTGAGCCAGCATCATGGAATAAGACCTCACCAAAGTATTGCTTAAAATAAGACAATGCTTTATTAGCTTGTGCCTCATCCACATTGTCACCTAGATAAATATCCACAGCATTACCTTTAGTATGCTCTGAGTTTGGTACACCACCAACAGATGCATTATGCTCTGCTGTGCGGTAACCACTAGTAATCTGTGCATCCTTAAAGCCTAGCTGATAGATAGCACCACCAACCATAGGTAATACACTTTTCATAGTGGGGGACAGGTCTGTTAAGTCGGGGTTGTCTCCCTGCGAGATAGGCAGGTTAGCTTCAGGAATACCATCAGCATTTGTTGTTTCTGCAGGTAACTTAGACAACAATGCTTCAGCTTTTGAAAGGTCAATAGTACCATCAGGGCGTGTACACTTAGACACAATATCATCGGTAACCCTTAGATTAAAGTTATCTGCAATCTTTGTATAGGAAGGGTAGAGGTTTACCATCTGCTTTAAAGACAAACCATCTTCGTATTGATAGTCACCTAAGGCATCCAATCTTGCCGTATCAAAATCTTGGTCAGCAATCATCTGAGCAAGAGGGGCAACAGCTTTAATGAAACCATCTCTATCCCTAGTACCTAACTGCACCTTGCGTAACGCTTCATTACCACGAGTGAGAAAATCTTCACCCTTAGCTCCACTATATACAAGGTCTTGAAACTCACTAGAACCTAACATGACCATCTTCTGACGCTTATCATCATTGATTCTCTTGTCAGCTTCATTTGCTATTTTTATTGTGTCTTGAACAGTCCCCTCATAATAGCCTTGGTCAAAGGCTACTTTATTGGAGATACCATCGTCACTAAAGTTAGCTCTGTTCTCCTGCAGATACTTATTGAAAAGACTAACCGCTTCAGACACACTCTTAGGCTTTTCAGAAGCAGGGTCATTCATCCATTGCTCTTTGGCATATTGGCTTGCCATTTTACCAATACCTTTTTCAAGGACAGCCATAGCGTAGCGGTTATCTGTCAAGTCAAATTCATCACTAGAGTTCTGCAAAGCTGCCATGCGGTCAAACTTCTTCAGGTCTTCTTGTGTCTTACCTGCAAGGAGTTTGTCTGCATTGACCAATACTGCTTGGTCTTGGGTACGCTTCTCATCCGCAATACGCTCCTCCATGATATTCTTACCAAGGAGACCTAAAGATGATGCTAAGCGTTGCGCATCTAAATCTGTACGTTGTGAGATGCCTGCAGCTGCACTGAATTTATTTAAGGACAGCGCATAGGGAATCTCCGGTTGTTTTGAAAACTGCCGTTGAGTACCTATCGCTGCCTGTACTTCTTTACTCAATCTTCTTACCTCCTATAAATACCATTGCCAATACCTAACTTCTCATGGACACTACGTGGAGCGTTGCCCACCCATGTCTTAGTAGCAGTCTTGGCTGTCTTTCCAATGCCACCTGTAATCTTCTGCTGATTCATAATATTCTTAGCTTGTGTATAATTATTCAAACCTGTGGCAGCAGAAGACAAAAAATTAGTGAATCTGCTGGGCATCTTAGGTGCAGAAGCATTAAGGTTCTCTAAAAATTCGTGAGTAGATTTTACCTGTCGCTCACGATTCAGGTCAACCTCATTAGATTTACGTTTATAGTTGTCTTGAATAGAGGACACTGCACGAGCGGTATCTCCCTCAGCAGCACGTACAATGAGGTTAGCTGTACGTCCGCTCATGGTCTCATTCACAGCAGCTTTTACGCCACTATTGAGCTGCATAGAGTTCAACCTAGTGTTGCTAATCTCTACAACAGCCTGGTCAAAAGCATCTGTACGTTGCTGTTCTAAGTCCATGATATTCCAATTCATTTCAGTAATAGCTGCCTTAGCCTGTGCGTTCATGGTAGCCTGTGCTGCCTTAGCTTGCGCACGTTGTCCCATGTAGTCACCTGCTACTTGCAAGCCTGTACTGATACCAGCAGCCACCATAGGACTGCACATAAGACATCACTCCTTTACCTTATATAATGTAAATTTCTGAAAAGGCTCGCCATTGATATATTTATAATCACTAAACTCAGCTCCCAACCATTTAAGCCATTGTACATGTCGCTCATTTTTGAGCCATACATAATTATAAACAGCAGAGCGTGTTGACATCCATTGCTTAAAGAAAGGCTTGCAGAAGCGTAGGAACTTAATAGGGTGCACATCTACCTCTTTAGTGCAGACAACCCATATTAAGGAAGAATCTTCTAGACCACCAATAGCATAGACCTTGTGTGTCTCATCATCATAAAGACACAGAGCATTGAATAACTCCTGCACTTCAGTGAGACCAAAGGATGTGCCTGAAGCATAATACCATTCTAGCCTGTCTTCATCACGCATGTTTTCTCTAAAGTCACAGAGCTGAACAATGTTTAATTTAGATACTTTTAAAATAGTCTTGTCCTCCTTTGGTAATTACCAATCCAACCTGCACCTACAAGAGATACAGGAAGTGGAGTGTCTGTTTCCAAACAAATGTTTACGTTCTCGTTTTTGGCTTGGATGGGGAACTTAAAAGAGCCTGTGGTAAAAGGCATTGCACCTAAGATATTAAAACGAGTACCTAAGAGCCTAGAGGTATATTCATAGACATAGGCTTGTTTGTCTTTAATATCTACAGTTACTTTGAAGTATCCGCTGTCAGCATAGTTAAACCACATCTGACGCAGTTGCAATCTGCCCTCAATAAGAGCCTGAGTGCTTCCATTATCAGACTGCTTAACCATAATAGTTGACATAACAATCTTAAAATTATAATTGATACCCACAGTCAATACTTGGTTAGAATAGTCACCAATAAAGACCAGCTTACCTTCTTTAGCCTTAGCATATGTACCATCAGAAGTGATAGCACTATATTGTTTATCCTGCTCATATATATTGCCAAAGATGTCACTTACACTCACTGTAGTTTCATCGTTAAGGGAATCATAGCAATCAGCAGGAATCTGATAGGTATGCTTACAATCCAGCAGGGTACGATAAGCTTCACCATCAAAATCAGTAGTGTTAAGGGTGAAGGAGATTTTCTCCAAACAGTAGCAACCATTGCGTTCTACTATCAGATAGAGATAGCTGTCAATAAATTGACCACCATAGACAACACCTTGCACATCCCATTTAGACCATGCTGCCTGTACACGCTGACTATCAATGAAGAGGTACTTATAGACATAAATAGCCGTCTCGTCACCTTCGGTAAGATAGAGCATGACATTCTCAACAGTAGAGGGAATGATTTTATAGACACCATTAGGAATATAGTTAGGAACATGAGATGTTATGTCTTGAACATCCTTAGCATCTGTGTTGTCCGCTGCCGTGAAGAACTCACGCACAGTAGTATACTTAGCTCTTTCAGCCACAAAGTAAACATTGCGACCTGCATTGACAGGCTTAGCTTTAAGACTAGCTTCGTAATGGGTGACAGCCGGGGACAGATTAGCACTCGTAGGTGTCAAGATACCATCAGCAGAGAGCATGAATTGTGCCTCACGGCTGAACAGAATAAGGTCTGTATCAAAAGTGACGGCATTGTAGAGGGTACTAATGGTATTATCAGAGACTGCTAAGTCGATAGGGTCTGTATCCTGTACCTTAGTGGCACTTGTCATCCAAAAATTGAAGAAGTTAGCACTTCTAGTGAGGATAACATTTTCACCACTTAAGAAGCCTAAGCGATTTCTGTGGTAGAAGACATCATTTATTGTCTGCCCTATGAAAGAGGGGAGAGGGTTGCTGTCTTCATCTCCAATATCCCTAGATTCCCATTCTGCTCTACGGAAGGTAAAAGTACCATCAGCTTCACGTACAAGAACATGAGGGAGAGTAGAGGTATCAAAGTGATTCTTCAGGTTAGGGCGAGCACACTCTTTCCACACCTTTTCTTCTGCACTGTACTTGACATAGTAATCATCAGTGTTGCTACCTTCTTCACCTACAATCTTTACAAGGTAACCATCAGGGGCAGTAGCAGGAAGGTTTGTGAACTTCTGCACAGACTTAAGGATACCAAAGGCAGCCTGATTGTTATAACCATCAAAGACTTCAGCAGAAGTGATAAGGGAGTAAGCCTTATTACCTGAAGGCACTTCTGTAGATGTAGTATAAGTAAAGGTGTAGACATTCATTGTACCTGTCATATCTAAACCTTGTGCTCCTTGTGTAATAACTTCATGTGTAACTGCCCATTTGTCTTCCTTACACCTGTTCACTTCTTCCATCATCTTTTGATAAGCAGCGTAATCAGATGCAAAAGAATCATGAGCATTAGCACGTAGATTCTCTTCTGTAGGGAATTTTAAGGTGATAGTATCCACATTTCTAGTAATTGTAGTAGGGAAAGCTCTCCAATTATAATAATGCCCTATAAAAGACAAGCCTTTGAATCTATCCTCTTGCTGCTTAGGAGAGGTGGAGGGAGACAACAATATCTCTTCACCTGTAGCTGTTTTATAAGCACTCTTTTGAATGTATAGCCATGAAGAACCTGTGGCTACCACATAACCTGCTTCTTTTAGAGTAGTAGCTAATTTCTCAGCAATGTAATCAGTAGCTATAAGCTTAGTATGGGATTTATCACTACCATCAGGGGTTTCATAGCTTGAAACAGTTTCACCATTAATGACAATCTTATAGGTTCTGCCATATTGACCGCTCTTAATGTTAACTAGTAGACCTTGTGTATCCCATGACTTATCTTCAATAACATCAGTCATTTTGGTCTTCTGCATTGTATTAGCTATAAAGGTGTAATCTGCAATAGTAATAGCTTTAATATTACTTCGGGGACTTTGCGTATAAATATACGAAGCATCTTCATTTATATTCACAGTCTTCTTATTACCTTGTAGGTCAAAGACATCAACACCTGCACCTGTGAAGATAACAATATATTTTTCATCAGTATCTCTATCTATGAAATGTATCAAAGGTTTATTGATAGCATTATCTCTCTTGCCTAGATTGGCTTCAAAGATAGTGGGTGGACGCTTCTGTAAGCCACTTGCTTCAGTAGACAAACCATTCAACTGTTCCTCTAGCTGTTCAGGGTGTCGGAGGATAGGTGGTTGCTGAGACACACCACTAACAAGGTTTTTTATATCTTGGTTAATCAATCCCATAATCTCACCTCAATCTCAGCTTATGAACATCGGTATGCTCCAGCATAGAAAAGTTATTATTGTCTACCTCAAATTCCATCAGATGCTGCCATGCTTCAGCAATCTCCTGCTGGGTAATCTTGGTCAGACTATCATCACCAAAGTAGGAGCTTTGGAAGACAAAACATGCCTTAGCTAAGATGTAGTTTCTCATCTGCTCCGGTAAGTTTTCAAAGTCAAGATAAAGCACCATCTCTACATCCAAAGGGTGCTCAAATATCAGGGTGTCTTTGAACAGGTCTTTTACATAGTCACCTTGTCTGACAAGCTTGACACCATGGTTATCCTTAAGATACAAGTAGTTACTGTTCCATGGAATCTTCTTTGTGTCTACATCAGGGTTAAGGGTGAAGTGTGGTGTTTTGTTAAAAGTCCATCCTCGGGACTGCTCTTGTCTGCTGATATTCCGCAGGATACGAAGGGCATTGATAGCATCCACATCTGTCAGTTCTTCAAGACTGTTAATAGGAGCTTCACCAATAGTACCAATGATACTATTGACTGCATCAAGTTCAGTTAATGCTGTTAGTTGCATTGGTATCTCCTTTCATTTTTAGAAAAAATAGGGGACAGCATACGCCATCCCCTAGTGTTAGTAGTTTAAAATTAAGCCTGAGTTACAACACCCATAAAGGCAGCTTCAGGACGCAGACCACCAAAACCTTTTGCATATTTAGCAATAATTTGGTCAGCCTGATATTCAGGACGGCGAGCATGTTCCATGCCAAGACCTTTGAGGGTCAGGATACCCGCAGAAGACGGATGTGCCACAATGAATTGGCAGGTGTCTTTGTAGGTAGTAGGGAACACATGACCATCACCCTGCATAACATTCTCATTATCTACGCCACCCTCAGTCAGCAGAGGAGCTTCAATCAAATCGAAACCAATCAGTTTCGGGGGGTTGTTACCCTCAATGGTCATAGAAGCACCATACAGTTTGTTGATGATGTCCTTGTTGGCAATGAGTGCGTTGAGTGCCATCGGTTTGATGTAGCAGTTGCGACCTGCCAGCGGAACATTATTCTCAGACATTTTGGTCTTGATTTTCAGCAGTTCCTTAAAGATAGCTACACCCATAGCTTCAGTTTCGCCATAGTCAGCGGTTGCCACAGTCTCGGTGACAATCAGACCTTTGCCTGTACCTTTGACACCTGTAGTAGCATTGGTAGGCAGGTTCTCTTTGTCTTCTACAATCATCTTAGCTACTTCAGCCAAGATAGCACAGTCCTGAGCAACAGCCAATGCTTCACCCATTTCCTTGGAATACTTAGAACGCAGCTCAAAGTGGTTCATAGCTTCGTCAAGGTCAAAAATCATGCAGTCAGAGGTCAACAGACCATCCAGCACAATAGTGCGCTCATTGTGTTCAATGGGAGTACGCAGGTCATCCAAGTTCTTACCTGCTTTCAGGTATTTAGCTTTTGCTCGACCTACAATCGGGAAGATAGCAGATTTACCATGCTCGATAGTACGCTCAGAGAAGCGACCACCGGTAATAGTGGATTGAGAGAAGGCGGTGAGAACTTCACCGGTAAACATTTTCAGAAATAAACCTAAGCGGTCTTTGCCCTTATCAGATTGCGCAAGACCGGGGTTGGCAATAATCATATCAGCCATTAAATCACTCCTTTAATAATTTTGAATAAAAAAATAACCCTCCGCTTATGGGAGGTGATTGACGTTTGTGTCTTAACCAAAGAATTTAGAAGCAGCGACTTTACGCTCTACTTCCTGCATATAGTTAGGGTCTTTACCATAGCGTGGGTCACTCATAGCCTTAATCATCTCATTAGCATCAGTATAGCCTTTAGATTTACCCACGTTACCACTACCACCTAAAGTAGGGTTAGTAGTACCATGCTGCGCTACCATCTGTGCCTTTACACCTGCAATGTAAGCAGACACAACAGACAAATCATCTTTGTTTACAATAGCATTGAAAGCATTGACTGCTCCTGCGCCTTGTGACTGTACAAATTTTTGGATGCGTTTGTACTCATTGATACCACCTGCATCCTCAATAATCTTGTTAGCAAAAGCATCAGCCTTAGCTTGCCAACCTGCGAGAGCTGCTTCTACAAGAGCCTTAGGGTAGCCTTTTTCTTCCAACAGCTTATAGCTGTCTTTAGACAACTCACCTTTCTCATTGTATTCAGCTTCTAAGGCAGCATAGTCGATGCCCTTACCTTCAAGCTCAGTCTTGGCAGATTCAATCTCACCTTTAGCTTTTTGGTACTCTTCCTGCTCCTCAGCAGGTTTGTCTTCTTTTTCTTCTGTGGTGTCTTTTTCATCAGTGGGGGTTTCTTCCTCACCTTTGCCACCTTCATCTTTAGCAGTATCAATTACTTCACCATTGGACACAATAGTAGTATCGGTAATATCTACTTGTGTTTCCTTAGGTTCTTCATTGACCTGTGTATTTTGATTTTCAGTATCAGCCATTAGATTCACTACCTCCTTGTGTTTGCTGATTCATGGCATCCATAGCACCTTTTGTTGCATTAGGTACAGCAGCCTGTGCCATTGCCATCATTTGTGCCTGTTGTTGTTCCTGCTGAATTTGTTCGGCAGTCTTAATCAAACCTGTGGTATCAAGATTACAACTGTTTGCCCAAGCACGAGCAACGCCTTCCCAATTCACAACAGATGCTGCATCAGGAATCTGAGCAATGCCTTGAATAAAGACAGTAAGCTTCTGTTGGTCATGTCCACGTCCAATAGCTTCCATGCCGGTAGTTACGGCAAGAGACACAATATCTTTAGGGACATCTGCAATTTCACCCTTTTTGGAAAGGATATTTAAAAGTGTGTTAGCTAAGGGTAACTGCAATTCTTGGGACAGGATAGAATAGATACCCCCAAGGGTATCCTCCAGCTCATTAGCCACATAGCGGATTTCCTCAGCCGTCACACGTTCGCCACTACGCTGGACAGCAGAATTTAGCATGAAGGCATAAGACAACCTGCTTTCAATAGCATCAGCAGTCATTTTAGCAATCTGCATATCTTGTGTCTTGTCCAGCGACAGGCAAGTAACATCTTCCTTGTTACCTGTTACAAAGCCACCATTTTTTGTCTTCATAATCTTGCTAGGTTGTGTCACGCCATTAGGGCGCACAAGGTAGATTACAGAAGCAGCAATAGCAGACATCTCTGCAATGGCTTTAGAGAGACCTTCAAGGGTCTTTAAGTCACCAATATATTCCTCAACATATGAGCGACTATAATGTTCACCATCCATCTTAAAGAGACGGACAGGAATCCAAGGACAAACATCAGCAGGGAAAGACTGCTCATAGCCAGCAATCTGTTTACCCTCAATCTCTTGGTAGCTATAATATCTGTTGTCTTTGGATGAATAGGTGATATGTGTGTAGACCTCAACCAATTCATCACCACGTTTGGTAGACAAATCAATATCTAGTTGTCCTAAGACTTCATAGGGCAGGGTATTGATAGCAAGTTTGTCACAGGTAATCATCTGAATAGGGTGTCCTACAAAGTCTCTTTGTACTACATAGCTATTCAGCTTATAGACTTTAATGCCACCCTCTTTAGGAGGGAAGAACAGTAAAGCATTGCCAGCTATAATAAGCTGTTTCAGACACACCTCCATGGAGACACGCATTTGCGAAGATTCAAAGTATTTCTGAGCCGTTTGTTCTCTTTGTACTAATGCTTGCTCTATCTCTTGTTTGTCTTCGGGTTTGCTCTCATAATATTTGAGGACATCATCTCGGATGTCTTGTCTGAAAAAGGGTGTGTTCGGGGGGAACAGAGCTAATACCAGCTTTGACGTGAGGTTATTGACACCTCTTGCACCTACCGCCTGATAGGGTGTAGGGTACTTAGTAGTACCATTAGCTTCTTTTTTAGGAAATAAAAAAGGGATTGTATACTTTGCACAATCCTCAGCTCTATCAATATAAACTTCACGCTCAATAGCCAATCGCTCATATAAAGCTTTTGCTGTCTCTGCCATTAAAGATTCACCCCTGTACCACTACCAATCTGAGTGATGGTAAGCTTCTTTTTACCCTTGGTCTTAGCGTTCGGATTTTCCTTTTTGGTATCCTCAGCCACATTATCAATCTTCAAGGGTGCTGCAACAGGGGCAGCAGCAGGAGCAGCTTGTTCTACTTTTGGTTTCTTAGTACACATCGTTCCTCCTCTCTACAACTGTGTAGGATTGTATACGCCATTGCGAGCAATCGTCAGTTGTTGTCTACCTTTCTTCTTGTTAAAGGTATCAGTAGTACCACCATACTCAGGACTATCAGGGTCTTTTGCATTGGTTTCCGGTACTAAGGAGGATGCAGATACATCAGTGTTTACGCTGGGTGTCTTAATCTTCCAGCACATCTTATCACTCCTCGTCATTCAAGTTAGCCATAGCCTTGATATGCCCCAGCACATCCATAACGCCCCTAATATATCCAATAAGCTCGTCGTTGTTTTTGGCATTGTGTGTCATAAGGCTACCAAGACTGTAGGCTTTCTCTAAATGTTCATAAATTACAGGGTTTACATATGGTATTTTTTCTCCATCATCCCCTTTATTAGATACAATATTAATATTCATTGTCGCTTATATGCCCCTTTACTTTATTGTCTCTTTTGTGACCCTTTGGGTGTCCAAAGGATAGGCTTAAAATCCTTACCAACATCCTCATATCTGAGAATACGAGCAACCCTTGCCTGTGTCAGTGCTTCTTCCTCAGACAAACCTGCTTTCTCGTAGGCAGCCACCACGGCATCCCATGAGCAGTCTTTGTCAAGAATTCTTTTTGCACCAACCTCACCAATCTTAGGACAACCTTTGTAGTTATCAGTAGCATCACCGACAAGAGTTTGATACAGGAACTGATAATCAGCTTCTTCTTGTGTTGTCTTATGAAATGTATCCTGAATGAAGTTATAGAAAGGACAGGGGATAGACCGCATATCCTTGTCACCACTAATAATAACAGCAGAGGTAGAAGGTATTGTACCATAGATACCTAAGAGGTCATCAGCTTCAAGGCTAGGGATAGACAACACATTATAGTTTTTCTTTACCCACTCAACAGCTTCATGGTAGGCAAGAGGTTTTCTCTTAGCTACACGATTGAGCTTATAAGGAGGATAGACTTTAGAACGGAAATAAGGGTAGCTGGAGAAGCACATGGTAATGGTATAAGCTCCCTCATGTCCCATGTGACGCAGGACTTTATCAGTGATGCTGACAACTATTGTGTCAATAGCATCCTTAACCTCTGCTAAGTCAGAGTGTAGTGTCCACAGGTCACCATACCAATTAATTTCCTGCTCTGCTGCTGCACAGGTGCGGAAGACAATCATATCAGCATCAAAGTACAGGCGTAAAATTTTAGAAGCCAAGATTAAATACCCCCATCAACAGGTGGAGAAAACCAAGGATACCACCAATAATCAGACCATAGACTGCAATAACAATCAATATAGCGAGCAGAACACACATTAAAAAAGTACTTAACTTCATTTAAAATCACAGCTCCTTTCTGTACAGTGGGCGCAGTTCATAAAGTTTTTATCAAAGATTTCAGGTGCAGCATCCGCTAAGCATTTCTGAATAGCTTCAGCTAACTTTCTATGCTCCGGCATGGCTCTCTTGCACAAACGCTTAGGCAAATATTCATGCCATGCTCTAAAGTTGCCTGTCACTACCAAGGATGTCTCAACACCTTGGGGCAGGAAGTAGGCAGCATCCTGTTCTGCAAGACCATCAGCAATACATTCTTTATAACCGTGAACCATAGGAATCTTATGAATCATAGAATCCACAACTTCTTTAGGTGTTCCATGCTCTTTAGCAAAATCATAAAATCCATCAGGGATAACGAAGGTTTCAAAGACACTACCTCTAGCAGACTTACAGGTAAAGCTGAGGTGGCGGTGTCTCGTGAGTTGTCCTAAGACACGCACAGAACAGGTCACCAAAAAGGAAGCATAGCAGTGCTCCAAGACACTAAGATGTCCGCTCTCAATAATCTTCTTGATAGACTTTTCAGTAACATCTTTACCATAGGGTTGCTTGCAGGCGCACTCTAAGAGTGCCATGTAGTTAGGTGTCATTGAAATAAGGTCAACAGTAGGCATTAGAACAGGGCACCTCCTGCTACAAGTCCTTTTGCTTTGGTCTCTAAAGTGTGTGGAGAAGCAACAGTCATGAAGCTGCCTTGCTTACACTTAACTTCCACACGGATACGATTTACAACGCCTTCAAAATAGATAGTCTCTCCTAAGGAGTTCTGACGTTTGATATAGACCTTCTGACCAATCTTTGGTACAAAAGGCTGCTTTTGTTTCGACATAAGGCTTTACCTCCACAATTTTTGTTTGTCTTCCGAACCTAAAGGCTTCTGCTTTAGTATTCATAAAAATATCAATTTTTGTCTTACCATATCCACCACCGAACCTGTCCTGAACGATGTAGCTGTGCCCATCTATGACAACTTCAGTTCCTAACGGCAAGTCATCACACGCCACAGTCACCCCTTGGATAGCAGGGTGTCCGCTGGCGGTGATGCCATCTGTCTTGCCACATTCGTCAAAGGCAGGGGTGTAGGCGGTGCAGATGACTAAGAGTAGAGTAGGGATGTTAAACATTCTTACACCTCCTAGTGACAATCAAACCAATTTCTACCAATCTTTCCCTCGGTATCTAATTGGCATCTGATTCCATAATATTCTTGTGTCTGTCTCATAGATTCTTGGGCAATTCTCACAGCTTCTTCTGCTATTTGCCTAGTTCTACAAGACAATTGTCCCTCATCGTGCACCCATGCCATGAATTGAAAATCTTTTCCATGGTCATAGCCAGCTTTAATCATATTTTCTTCCCATAGACATATCCATTTTTTACATATCAATGCACCACAGGATTGTAAAAGTAAATTGAGAGCTGAATGTAGACTTCTCACATGGAGATGTCTGCCATCCAACCCTCTTAAATATTTTCGTTTCCATTCTTTAATTTTTCCGTGGTACTCAACCACGAGAGTATTCTTGACAGCTTCACGCAACATCTTGATAGCAGGGGTAGCCTTCAGGAATTTATTCTTTACCTGCTTACCAACCTTTTCGTCACCACCAAGCTGTTTACCAATAGCTTTATCACCAGCACCATACAGGAAGGCGTAGATGAATGTCTTAGCTGCGTTTCTCGTGGGTAACCCAGCAGCCTGTTGATTCAATGTATGAATATCACCATTCAAGATAACATGGGCGTATGCACCCTTATCATAGGGATAAAGATAGTGTGCTAGGCACCTAAGCTCCAAGCCACAGGCATCTACACCCACCTCATACCAACCTTCAGGTGCTCTAAACAACTCCCTGCACTCTTGTCCATAGGGACTGCCTACGTGGGGGACTTGGGCAACATTAGGGTTTGCATGGGTAGCACGTCCTGTTACTGTACCACAAGGATTTACGCTGCCATGGATTCTACCATCAGCCTTTACATGCTTCAGCCACGCTTGGTTACCTGTGGCAAGCTGACCTAACCGCTTAGCCACCATAAGATATTCCTCAAAGACAGCAGCTAAGTCTCTTAGTTCTTGTGGGGCATTTTCGTCACCCTTAATAAACTTAAATGTATCACCATCAATCTTCAGGCGTTCATCCTCATAGCAGTCTTCATTTTCCGGCAAGTAGTTGAATTGATGCTCCAGCACCCACGCCACTTGCTGTCTGCTGCTGGGGTTGAAGTCCTTATATCTTTGAATGGGAACACCCTTCTTATAGCCTAAGCGTTTGTTGTCTCTTTTAGGTATAAAGACCTTATCAGGTATCTGTGGCACAATAGACACAAGTTGAGAAGACAGCACAGCATAGCGCAATTCTAAGGTTTCCCTCAGCTTTTCTGCCTTTTCTAAGTCAAAGACAAAACCATTCCGCTCCTGCTTAGACATCAGCCATTGTGCTTGATGCTCTAGCTCTATAGCCTTAGCAGGTGCGCCAATCTTCATGAGGTATGTATAGAGCTTCTTGGTGACAGTGACATCCTGCACACAATAGGAGAGCATTTCCTCACTGAAAGAATCCCATGCATCCTCTTGTTCACCATACGTACCTTTAAGCTCCCCTAAGCGATACCCCCATGCCTTTAAAGATTGTCTACCGAGCAACTTAGCAGGGAGTGTGCCATTACGCACTCTAGCGTGGTCAGTATCTTCTATGTTGCCACAGATAAGACGTGCGAGGACAAGGGTATCTAAGACTTGGGGTCTCCATTCTCTCTTTATGTGAAACTCAGGGTAGAGCTTAGCTAGAACAGCACAGTCATAGTTAATGATGTTGTGACCACAGATGCTTTCTCCATCCCTCAAAGCAGCGATTAATCGCATAGCTCCTTTTTTAAAATCATCAGGTCTGTAAGCTGAGATGTTATTCTGTTCGTCGATGATTACTAGACAATGCCCCTTAGTGACATTGTCCAGCAGACCATCAGTTTCAATATCAAAGTAGAGCATAGCTTACAGCTCCACAGTATCTTGCGACAGGAAGTATTCCATACGCTCACGCTCATTTTCAAGAGCATTGATTGTCTTTTCATGCTTCTGCAAATATGCAATCTTAGCTTTGTTGGCATTATGAATCATACTATTGCAGTTCTTGATGCGAGACTTAGCAGCTTCAACCTGCTTACGAGACAACCAAGACAGCAGGGAAGTGCACCAATCAATAAGCTTTTCTAAGAGTTCAAACATCTAAAAATCTCCTTTCTCTGTTTCATCAGTATCAAAAGGACATGCAGGTACTTCGTACTCTGATAAGTCCTTTACAGCATTTAAGATATTATGTTCCTTGTCATATGCAAGGTATCCGGCGATACCTGTATCACCGCTATATCTGTTCTTAAGTACCCTTACACGTACAAGGTTCTTCTTCACCCCCTCATCCTGTTGGTTTCTTTCAAGACCCCACACAGCATCAGAAAGCTGTGAGATAGCCTGTGACCCACGCAGGTGGGAGAGGGAAAGTGCGCCACCTTCTTCAGCAGGAGTGCCATCAGTTCTGCGCAGGTGAGAGACAACAAGCATACCTACCCCTGTTTCCTCAACGAGCGAACGAAGTTTTGTCATAAGTACATCGGTAGCCTTACGTTCATTTTCGATGTCAAGACCGCTGATTGCGATGGAGATGTGGTCTAAGACAACAAAATCCACCTGCTCACCTGTTACCATGTATCGGATGGTTTGCAAAAGGTCTTCACATTCAATAGAGCCGAAGTGATTGTAGAAGACAAAATTATCCATGATGTCTTCAAAGGCTTTCTTATAATCGCTATCAATAATAGGTCTATGGGCATGTTTACCAAGCTTAAGACACACAAGACCATTGGCGGTGTGCTTAACATTTTCTTCAAGCATCAACATACCAACCTTACAGTAACACTCAGTACCAAGATGATAGGCTAGTTGTCTAACGAACGTAGTTTTGCCTATACCTGTACCGGCTGTGATAACAACAAGCTCACCTTTTCGCAACCCATCAGTCATGTTTTGCAGTGGGATGTCCCAAGGTAAGGGGTAGTTCAGTGATTCTTCATGCTTAGACAATACCTCCCACAGGTCATCACCTTTGATGATGTCAGCAGGGGTGTATGTCTTTGCTTCCCAAACAGCTTTTACAACAGCATCACTCTTGCCCTCTTGCAAGCACTCATTAGGGTCTTTGCAAGGTAACCATGCTATCTTAAGTTTGTTAGGGGACAGGATACCACTAACAGCCTTTACAGCTTTACGTCCTGCATCATCCATATCAAACATGACAATGACTTCCTCGAAGCTCTCTAACCAATTAAAGTTAGCTCTGAAGACCTTAGCAGCACTAGCAGCACCTGTAGGAATACTCACAACAGGATATTTGTTACCCTGTACCTGCGAGACTGTAAGACAATCAATCTCACCCTCGGTTATCACCAGCTTCTTGCCACCACCTTGGAACAGATGTTGCCCAAAGAATCGCTCACTGAAAGAACCTCTAGCTTCGAAGCTCTTATCAGCATATCTGATTTTCTGACCAAGCAGTTTATTATCATCATCATAGTAACAAGCTACCTGCACCGGCTGACCATGCACCTTAGAGGTAAAGTAGCCATACTTAGCACAGGTTTGTTTTGTCAGTTTTCGCTTAGGCAAGGGGGAGACCACCATGTCCTGTAGGTCTATCAGACCTTGTTTCTTTAATCCACTTGACAATTTTTTCTCCTCCTTGCTGCTGCGAAAATAGGTGTTGCATGAGAAACAATAACTGTGCCCATCTTCATAGATGGTTAAGGCATCATGGCTGCCACAAGCAGGGCAGGGTTGGTGTGTCTCCATAAGTTACACCTCGTCAGTAATAAATTTTATAGGCACATCATACTGTACCTTTAGCTCATTCAGCACATACTGCTGAGCATCGGATATTTTCTTGCGTCCTAGCGTATCAGCTAAGACATACACAGAAGTCTCACATTCAGGCAGGTTATATCCGGCAACTGCCTTTATTTCTCTGTCGGTCTCAAAAAGGCCATTGTTGAAGACAATAAAGTGAAAGCCTGTGTCAACTTCACCTTGTCTGTAAGCTTCCCTAAACAGCTCACTTTTGCGCTTACCCTTTAGGTTTCTTAAGACAACACATATCTGTGTGGTCTTAGTGCGCTCTTTGAATTTAAAGAGTGACAATACGCTCACCTTTTCCACGCAGGACAAGACCATTGGTGTCCTTCATGGTCTCTTTGAACCACCGAGAGGGAATCTCACGGCTGGCGTATTGGAAACCATGCTTCTCACACCATTCAGCCACAGTAGTCTTAGCTCCTGTACCGATTCTTGTCTTAGCGTTGGAGAATACAAAGCGTATGTCTAAATTTGGATATTGTTGTCTGATAAGCAGATGCTTCTTGCGGTCAGCAGCTTCAAAGATACCCTTGGCTTCGATGATAATACCATTAGGCAGGATGAAATCAGGGGTATAATGGTGCTTTGTGGCAGGAATCTCGTAGGCGATGGAGTATTTTTCGTACATCTTAGGTACACCTGCGTTTTCAAGTTGCTGTGCTAGGCGGTCTTCTAAACCACTACGATAGGGTTTGTTGAGGGTGGAAAAGCCACCTCTGCGGTTAAATTTAATAGCCATAGGCTTTAAAAGTCTGCACCCTCATCAGCAAAGGGTACTTTATCCTCATCAAATTCTTCTTCTACATCAAAGCCACAATCATCCGCAGATACTGCACCAGCAGCAGGGGCAACATAGTTCAGTACCTGAACAGCCTTAAGCAGCAACTGAATACCATAGACAGTAGCAGAAGCATAGAAGGGGCGCAGAAGCATACACAGACGGATGGTAGAGCCATTACCTACTTCCATCTCTTCGTCCATAGGTTTACCCTTCTTATCAAAGACAGCCATAGTCTTTTCGATAACATCACCAGCTTTGGTCTTGATAACAGCGTTGGTCTTAGCCTTAAAGACAATATCACCATCTTTGTCCTCATGGAAACCAAGGGCAGGGGCAGAGTTGCGACCATAGCGTTTGCCATCAAAGTCGGGAGACTTCTTAGCCATCTCCCATTCATTTTCGATACGTTGAATCAGCTTATCAGTGTCTTCTTTAGACAATTTGATACCGCAGACATACTTTCCGGTATCCTCGCCATCAAAGACTTCAGTGCTGCGGAGCTTAGGGTACACCGCTTCACCGGCAGGGGTTGTAATTTGTGCAAAATCATTCTTTGCCATATTTGTTATTCTCCTTTATTATTCAATAATTTCAAAATTCTTTAAAGCTTTGTCAAGTGCTGCTTTTGAGAGCACAGGTTTAGCGTCATTTTTGTGTGCAAGGCGTGCAAGAGCAATTTGAGCACCTGTAAAGATAGAAAAGACATCATCATGGGAACATACCGCACACTCGGTTTCCACAGTGCGCTTACCTACAATGACCTTTGCGAGAGTTTTATTACCCTTGGTGTAAATGATAATTTTAGTGTCTTTACAAGATGAAAAATAAGCAGGAACAAGTTTCTCAGGAGGAATAGACCACCCACATCCTTGGGAGCAGTTGTAAGCTGGAGATAAAGTGTGTCCGTGTACATCATTATCAAACTCTATCGCAAGTTCATGGAAGGCAGGGACAAAGGCACGCACAGTACCTACCTGACCTATAATATGGCTGTTACCATCATGCTTTTCAATGCAGCAAACTCTGTCACCTACTTTATAATTTTTAGGCATCCTTAGTTCCCTCCTTTTAATTAAAATCAATAAATTTAATGTTTTTAAGAGTCGGAAGCACCAGCTCTTTATTCTGTGTCTTCAGCATACGTTGCAGTGCAATTTGTACGCCTGTGAGGAAATCAAAAGTATCATCAGGACTGCACTTTGCCTGTGTATGAGCCACCAAACCTTTGATACTGAACAGTTTGCAGTGGACTGTGCGTTCTTTGATATAGAAGACAAGCTTAGTCTTCTCGTTAATGGGCATTAAAGGTGTTAACTCACGTTCATAAGCTGCAAAGAAAGGTGTGATGCAGGAGTAGTTATCAATATACGGCTTATCCATTTTCACAGAATAAACCGAAGGTGCAAATGCTGTAGCTCTAATTGTACCTGTACCCTTAACATGCACCCTTTCACCTCTATTGTTGGGTATAGTATAGCCATCAACATGTACCATGTCACCAACCTTAAACTTAGGCATCCTTAGTTACCTCCTTAACTCTTCTAGTCTTCACAGCAGGTTTAGTACCCTTGCCTGTACTGCCACTTTCAAGACCTCTTTCAGTCTTAGACAGCTCCTCAGTGGCTTCTTCAATCATCACTTCTTCAATCTTGTGAATCAACAGTTGCGCAATTCTCTGACCAGCATCAATAATTTCAAGATGGTCACCTAAATTCTCCACATACAACATGATTTCACCACGATAATCAGAATCAATGATACCGACCTGATTAGCAAGTCTGAGTTTTGTGTCTCTGCCTGTAGAGGAGCGCAAGACAACCTCAGCATAATAACCACTAGGCAGTTCCATAGCCAAGCCTGTACGGACAATAGCTGCCTTTGAAGACCAGCGGTTCGGTGTCACCGCAATGCGATTAAGACAAACCAAGTCAAGACCAGCAGCTCCACCTGTCATTGCTTGGGGGAGAGAGGCTTTAGGGTCAAGTTTTTTGAATTTAATGTTTACCAAATTTTAGTCCTCCTTTGGATTGATTGGCATCTTATAGCCAAGTTTCATGAGCCATTCGATATAGCGTTTAGCCTTAGCTACATCCTTTTCCGCAGCTTCACCTTGCTTTTTACCTGCTCTCATAGAGTATTTGATGATGTTACCTTTGAGAAAACCAATAAACTCAGCAGAAGACAACACTAGCTGCATCAATTCAATAGGCTCTAACCCTGCCATGGATGCATAGTGCTCATCATAATACTTTGTGTTGGGGGCAGAACCCTCTTTGATGTGATAGTTGCCCTTAGCATCAATAGTTACCTTAGCATCAAAGGGTGTAACTTGGGGGATAGTATTTGCATAGAATGGTTCCATGTCCTCATATGTGACATAATAAAGTGACCCCCAATCCTCCTTAGCCTCTTTTGAAGCAAGAAGCACACGGGCAGCATTGAGAGCTGTGCGATAGATGATACCTACACTGCCTTTGTAAGCCCCATGTGCAATCTTAATAAGTTGACCACAAAAAGCTTCAGATTTTAACATGAATAAACCTCCTTAAAATTATTGAGAAAAGACAACACACAGTAGGGAAAAATAAAAACGTCAGCGATTTAGATTTTGAAAAGCGTGTTGTCTTTTCTTCGTTTATGTGTACCCATTAGCATTTCCTTTAGGCAACTAAAGGATTTTAAAGATACTATAAAGACAATAGAGACCTTTAGTTACCTTAGGTAAGTTATTATTAGTTATTAATAACATAACCTTAGTTACTTAAAGGTCTCTATAGAATCTATAGGCATCTATAGTTATCTATTGTCTTTCTTCGTTTATGTGTACCCATTAACAAAAGATGTATTTACTGCCCAATACAATATTCAGGTCTAAATTTCCCTTTGTGGGTGGAGCAGGTAACTCTTTGTTTACTAAAGGTTGCAAATACTGTCTAAACTCCTCCAAGACATCATGCTCTGTATACATATCTACAAATGCCTTACGCACAATATCATACATCAGCTTAGCCTGAGACATAGGACAGCCATAACTATCATGCACCATAGTAAAGTGATTGATACCAGCATCCTTAGCTCTGCATACTGTCATTTGCAGGTGACAAGCATCCATAGAGTGAATAAAGTTTGGAGCGATACCATTGGCTTGTTTTGTCTTATCAATCACACCTGTTTGGTGGGGGACATATACTCTGAATCTCTTTCCAGCACAACGTAACTTAATCACCTTAGATTCATATTTTAAATAATTTTGTTGCAACAGCAAGCCTAAAGGTGTACACCAAGACACTACATTTGCATTTTTGGTGACAAGTTTGGAAACTTTATGTAACCAATCCATGCCCTCAACAGCACGTACCACAGTAGCACCTACAGAGTTCCATATCAGCTCAGCCATATACATAGCGCATTGGTAGGCATTTGTCTCTGTAAAACCACAGGTAGTCTTAGCGTTCAGAGCTGGTCTGATTGTGTCTTCCATAATCTGTTCGGTGTAACCACGTTTCTTAGCTCCATAGGCAAGGGTCATAGTAGGTCTTTTAGTTACAGTGCGGTTAACACCATAGTTTAACCATATCTGTGCCATAGTCTTTGTACCAAACTTGGTCTTCAGCTTTTCTTCGTCCCATTCGTCAATAGTGCCTGACATAGCATCCTGCTTCAAGACAACATTTACCTTGTCAGCTACCAAACGATAGATGTCATTCGGTTTGTCTTGCGGAACAAGGTTTACCGCAGTACCACCGATGGGGTCTCTAAGGATAGCACTGAAATGTTGCAGACCTGAGCATGTGCCATCCTGAGCATAAGGGAGACCTGTTTCCCAACCAACAATAGAGCCATGTTCAGCTATCCATTGCTTAGCTTTCGCCCATTCAAGACACCATGCGAGAAGTTGTACAGGTTTTTTGTCTTTATGCAACCACCATAAGTTACCCATAGGGTCTTTAGCTACATCGAGGATAACTTCTTCATTGTCATACACCCATTGGATGCGGTCTGCATAGCTGATTTTATCCTCACCTGCAAGATTAGCTCCGGTGATAGCAAGCCATTCAATATCTTTAGGTTCTTGACAAGGTGGTGTGTCTGAAAAGAGCAGCAATCCTTTGCAAATATCATCACCTTGGGGACTAAAAGAGGGGATAGGATAGATACGTCCTCTAAAATCCATATTCCAAGGAAAGTAGATATGCTCATAGATACTAAATTTATCTGCTATGTTTATCATGGTGTTAGAGCGATTGATAATAGATATTCTTCTTTTTTGCCCCTTCCACCATTGAGCTTTATTTTTCTTGTATTCCTTAACCATCTCATCTGTAGGATGTTCAGGTAAATCAGCAGGTTTACCATCATCCAAATTTAAGCTCATGATGTGTGTGTCTTTTTGCTTGCCATAGGGGATATAGCCTAAGGTGCGGCATTGTTTGATGATAGACAACACCTCTTTATTGATGCACCATGCGGTTGCTTGGATGCTGTTTACTGCCTTATAGACATCAGGAGTATCTAATTGCTGCAGACGTGCTTCATAGGTCTTTCTAAAAGCATTGTGTCCATATTTCAGGCGAAGGAAAGTTGAAAAAGCTGCAAGGTCTCCATAGTAGCCACCTTCATCATAAGACACCCACTCTTTTGGTGGAACAACCATAGGACAGCTCTTGTGGGCAAGCGCAAGCATGTTGTCTTCATTGCGTTTCCATGCTTCAATAAATTCAGGGGTGGGGACAAGGTATGTAGGAGTGCGGATGTCAGAAGCACTATACCAATAGCCTGTTGTACTTTCTGTCAATGTCAGCAGTGCACAGCCTAAGTTAATCATGGCTTCATTGTCACCTTTTTCCCATGTAGGCATGTTATAACCACAGTTTTTAACAGCCTTCTGCATGTAGATATAGCGATAATGCATACCAATACGTTTGTCAATACCTGCGAGTGCTTTTCTGTTTTTGTCTTCTTTAGGTAATGTAGTGAGCCAATTTTCAAAGCATTGTGTCTGATACTCAAACATCAGATTTACACCAATACGAGCACCTATATTATTAAAGAACGCCATGCCTTTGCCACTATCGGTTGTTAAAGCATTGATAAGGCAGGAGAGGGTGACAGATGAGCAGATGTTAGCGATAGTATCAATATCCACATCACCCTCAGCAGTAACAAATTCACGTTTCAAATCATCCAGCAGGAAGATAAAATTTTGTTTAACACCAGCTTTAGGCTTCATGTTTTTAATGAGCCATTCTTCCATGGTCTTCTTGACAACCATTGCTTTGTGTCTGAAGAATGCTTGTCCGATAGGTAAAGCTGTATCTACCATCTCTTTTTCTTTGGCTTCATAGAGAGCAGATAAAGCTGCTTCGTAACCATCCTGTCTGTACGATGATTCTAATTTCAACTCTTCTTGCATCAGTTCTTCATTTGTCATTATAAATACCTCCTAGTTATAATGGGTCTTCTTTCATTTATGTGTACCCATTGAAGCAATTTGCTTGCTTTCTTCAATATTCAGTGACCCTTTGGCTTGCCTTGCTTGCCCAAAAGTACCCTTGCTTGCCTTGGCAGCTTGGGTTGCCCCGGCATCCCTCGTTTCGTTTCGCTCCGTGCGTCGCACAAGACAACACGTTTCGTTCCGCTCAGGTGAGCTTCGGTAATCACGAACATCGTTTCGTTCCGTTCGGTCGAGGGGCGGAAAAAGGGTGCAAAAAATTAGAGGTACAGTTTTGTCCGTACCTCTGTTCAGTTTTTAGTTAGTCAAGTCTGAATTTTTCCAGCAGTTCCGGCAGTGTCAATCCCAGCTTATCGGCTGCATGTGCTTGTGTGATACGCAATGCCCCGGTAGCTTGCTTGCCGTCATAGTAGATAATATAGGAAAAATGTCCGCTAGGCGCACGATGTATTGCAACCTGCATATGAGCGTCTATAGTGACGAAAAATGTCTTGCCTTGCTTTTTATGCTCTCCCATTACTCTTGTACCTCCTGTACATCCAATGTTACCTCTTGACAGCCGGGGCAGTGCTCCAGCCAGTCAAGGTCTACGCCTGAATTAAAGGCGTCGCAGTCATCCTCTAGCCACTTAATGTCCTCGTGTGTCTCAGGTTGCCATGTTGCCAACACGTCCCCGGCAATGTCGGGTGACCAATTGCAGCCGTCCCATGTGCGTAGGGTAATCATGAGGTGCATGCCGTCTTGCAATGTTACAATCATATGTAATACCTCCTAGATTATTATTATTATTAAAGCTTTAAAAGCTTTATAAGGCACGCAGGCGTTGCCTGTATGCCCTAAAAACTCTTAAAAGGGTATAGGCTCAAAAATATTTAAAGCTGCTTCTAAGCCTATTATTTCGCCCTGCTGGCGGTATATTTCTACTTTTAAAGCTCTCGCTGCTTTTGTGCGTTGCTTTTTGCCCTTAATGTATTTTTCTGCATATACAGCTTGCATCGCTTGCAAATGTTGCTGTTGCTGCTCCAGCTCAAATTTTAACCAATCAAGGGGCGTGGTATTTTTATCAACTACTAGCATTACTTAAGCACCCCCATATTATCCAGCGTTGCGTCCCAATCGATGGACAAAAACAAGACAACAAACAAGGTTACTGCCCAGCGTGCAATTTCCTTAAGTACCTCATTTGTATGTTTAGATACCAAAAAGCACCCAATCAAATAAGACAAATATTTTTTCACTTTTCTTTTGTACCTCCTAAACTTATAGTTTTAAGGGTTATACAAATAACTCTTAATGAGATACACAGATTATTACTAACCTGTGTATCCGATAAAAGTTATTTATTTTGCTACCATATAGGCGTTGACAACATCTGTAATATCCTTACCCTGCCAAGTGTAATAGTTATCCTGACACAAAAACTCCATAGCATAGTCAATAGAGGTTGCCTGCTCATAGTCTGCTTGATATTCTTTTTCAAAAGCCATTGCAAGGCATCCGCAAAAATCAGCAAGGGTAATAGTATCCGGTTGCTTGCGTGCAAGGTCTATAAACTCTGCATACGCCTCATAAAAGCAATAATCCGCACAGTATCCGGTGGGCATTACATCTTGCATAAATTTTTTAGGCAGGGCAGCACCCTTTTTATGCAACAGTTTGTAAAAGTTGCTATGCTTATCCTTATCAATGTACATAGGCTTTTTAAAGCTGCCCCAATGGTTAACGATATAGGCAATAACACGGCTTGCGCCCTGTATATCTAATGCCCAATACTCGCTGCTGTCCTCATTAACATAGTAGTTATCATAGTTATCACAGTCCCATTGCAGGTCTAACTTATTGCAGATAGCACTAAATGAGCTGTTGCGCTCCTCCTGCCAAACGTCCCAATAGATGTTAGCGTCAATAGCATCTTGACATACTTGCTTTTGTACGTCGCTGGGTAGTTGGTCTATAGTGTAGTATGGGACGGCTACAGATTGAGCTAACACGGCAGTCAATGCACCAAACACTTGTTTAGTATAAAAGTCACCTGTAGTTACTGATACATTCCAGCGTGTGCCCTTATCGTCAACGCTGGTTGCGCTAAGTCCGCTACCAAAAGTAGCTAGTTTGTTGTTAATGTCACGCATTTGGTTATAACTAATATCTTTAATGTTAATTGTATAACCCATAATGTTTTACCTCCTATAAATATATTAACTTTTAAGAGTTTAATAAGCTCTTAATGAGTACCACCGCCGGGGCGGTAGTACCGATAAAAACTCATTAATACATACGTGTTGTACTGTTGCCCACTCCATGAGATACATGTACATGCAGGTTAGGGACTAGGGTATGCAACATGTCTGCTACATCATATATAGCAGCTTTAAATACCCATAATGGGTCTATACGTTGTCGGCATTGATAGGGCAGCAGATATAATGTACGCTCTTCATATTCAACATTCGGGCAGGTTGTATCCCAACCGCTCCATATAACGTCTAGTCCGTTATCTTTTTTATCAATGACATATACGCAGCACTTGCCTTTTCCTGTTGGTAGTATGTAGGCTGTATCTGCTTGCAGCAGTCGCTTTACATTGCTAACATGGTTATATTTACCAAGTGCAATGTCTTTTAATGTCATATGTACAATTTTTGGCATATGATAGCCACCTCCTAAAATTTTTAAAGCTTTAAAGCTTTATGAGACACACAAGACAAATAGCCTTGTATGTCTGAAAAGCTTTAAAGGGTTCTTATCTCTGCTGCCAGCTCAGTCAGCAGTCTTTCTAATTCTTCTTTTGCAATGTAGCTGTAGTTATTTTCTCGCAATATCTGTTTTGCTTTTTCCTCATAGCGTTCTGTAAATGCCAGCGGTAAACGGCGGTTACCAAAAGGGTCATAGCCTGTAGTCAACGCAATGTCAGGCGCAAGCTCATAGATATTACAGCCCCAGCCTTCTGCTCTTTCTGTATGTCCGATTTTTGGGGCAAAATACAAGGTATATTGCAAATCGCAGTAACCACAATAGGCTACTATAGGATATTCAGCCCGGACATGTTTTTTGTATAATCTCATGCTCATACATCCAACACCTCCTCCACGTGCAAGAGAACGTCTGCCAGGTCAAACAATCCCAGGTCAGCAGCAGCACCGCTCAGGCTGCCCATAGACAAATCACGGATAACAACTTGCAGGGTAGTAGGTTCACCATTCAGGCAACTTTCACACGCCCCCTGCGCTGCCGTGGCTGCTTCACAGCTCAGATGTACCATGAGTAACATGGCAATAATTGCAAGACATACATTTTTCATTTTAATACCTCCTAGGCTATTAAGTTTTAAGAGTTTAATAAGCTCTTAATGAGTACCACCGCCGGGGCGGTAGTACCGATAAAAGTTTATTTGTCCCATGCTTGCAAGTATCTTTTTTGCTCATATACTTGCTGTGTGCTGTAGTCAAGTGCTATGTACCGGATAAAATCTGTATTGTAATAACTTACAATCGTAACATCAGTTGCAGCACCCTTTGCATACGTAAACAACATATAGCCTGTATAGCCTGTATTTTTCTTAATAGTACCCAGCTTTAACTCAGGGTTTATAATATGCTTTTGTCTTTTCATTGCTTTGCAACCTCCATTGCAAATACTTCTTCATAAGCTGCAGTAGTTGCTTTAATTTCATTAAGGTAATGAGCTGCTGCAAGGTAATTATGTTCTTCAAGATATACTTGATATGACATAGTAAGATATTTAACGTGGCAGCGCAGGTTTAATAAGGTTTGTTTAAAAGCCGTTTTTCTCATGTCTTTTTCCTCCATTCTGTAGCTCTGTGTAGCTACATGACATTTAAAAAATATATAGAGAGTATCGGTATTTTTGTATCTCTCTATGGCTATATAATACCATATGTAGCCACAAAATGCAAGTACTTTTTCAAAAAAATGTAGCAAAATGTAGCCACGCATGATATAATGAGGATAACAACAAGAGAGGAGGTTATATAATAATGTATGATAATGATAAAGATACAGTAATTAGAGTACGTGTACCGCAACGACTAAAAGATGATTTTCAGACACTGTGTAAGCATAGGGCTATTAATAGTAGTGAGTTATTACGCCAACTAATAACACAATGGATACATGAGCAACAAGACGCTACAATACAGCATAAGCGCAGCAGCGATATATAATAGCAGCTGGTGACTGTATAATGGTAGTAGCAATAGCAACCAATGGTAACAATAGTCTCTATAGTAATACAACCAATAGCAGCTCATGGCTATAATGGATGTAGTAGGGACTGTAGATATAGTAGATACCTAGGGCATATATACAGATACATTTTATGCTTAATTTTCGCCTAAACTGTACTATACGTTCACTGTTATGTACATATGTTCGCAATATCTCCATAAAAACTAGGTAGTTATATATGCCTTGCTTGCTTATCTCTTTGCACAAGCAGGGTAAATTTAACATAAGATATATTATCGGACATAACTTGACACCTGAGGAACGTCGATGTTGCGTATATTATTTAAATATAGTGTATACTATTTCGGCAAGATACCAGAAGACCAGGGTACCGGGGGAAACCAATCAATCTCTGTTTTATATATACCCTTTCACAATTTTTGGCAATTTTTGAAGTTAGGAGGTTTTATAATGCCATCTAAAACCACTCGTAGAAGACCTAAAGGAGAGGGTTCTATAATAACCCTTCCTAGTGGTAAAGTGCGTATCAGGGTAGAATTAGACCCTGTGGATGGCAAAAGGCGATGGCTATCAGCCACAGCAGACACAAAAAAGGAAGCTGTGGAGAAGCTGAAGAAGCTTCAGAGAGACAAAGAGGATAAAGGTCTGCAAGTAAAAGCAGAGGAAGACACAATAAAGTATCAAGGTGAGGTATACCTTAAGCACCTAGAAGCTCAGCGGATGTCAGGGTCTGTAATAATCACCACAAGACGTGTACTTAAGCTCCTAGACAACACAGCTAATGGCTTAGCGTTATCTAAGGTTACCACGCATACTATAGATACCATGCTCTTAGAGTGGCATCAAAAGAACTATTCAACTAATACCTATCTTAATTATATAGGACGCTTAAGGCTCTTTTTCAGATGGTGTGTAGAACAAGACCTTATTGGAAAGTCACCTGTGCCCTCAATGCAGAAGACACCAAAGAGTGACAAACCTAAGCATGAGGTGATTGTCTTATCACAAGAGGAGCATGAGCGAATCAAGGCTTTCCTCCTGCCACTATGGGAGCACAAGGAGAAACCTATGCTGAAGTATCAGTTCTATGCTCTGTATTGTCTTGCCTATGAAACAGGCATGAGAGAAGGGGAGCTGTTAGCTCTTACGTGGGATTGTCTTGATGACGTTGCTAATACAATATCTGTAAAAAGAACCTTAGCTAAAGATAAGAATAACAAGACAATAGTCACATACCCTAAGACACAAGCTGGGTATCGCACAATCAAAATATCTGAGAAGACAACACAGCTTCTTATGTCTTTAAAACCCCTTAGCTTTGACAAGTCACCATATATCTTCTATAATAGAAAAAAGGATAGCTTCTATGCAGAGCAGCGTCTTATCCATACATGGGATTTAACTAGGAAAGGCGCAGGTATCACTAGACCGTTCACGTTCCACGGAATAAGACATACCAATGCATCCAACATGATTTACAAGCATGTGCCTATCGCTCTTATAACGGAACGCTTAGGCCACACCAGCATAGCGGTCACCTATGCTATCTATGGGCACATCTTGCAGGAATGTTCGGAAAAACACGTTGCTGTGATAGAAGCTTAG